GAAAGGTAAGAGTAAACAAGCAATCTCAGATAATATCGCTACTGAAATTAAATCTGGTAAGTCAAAGAATCAGGCTGTTGCGATTGCAATGAGTAAAGCTGGTAAAAGCAAGAAAGTGAAGAAGGGTGCAATTCCAATCTTTAAGAAAAAATAATTAACACTCCGTATAGCTCAGTCTGGTAGAGCACATCGTTTGGGACGATGGGGTCGAGGGTTCGAATCCTTCTGCGGAGACCAAACAAAGGGACTGTAGCCTATTAGGTAAAAGCGCTGGCCTGAAAAGCCTGAGATGTTGGTTCGATTCCAACCGGTCCCACCAAACAGGAGTTATCTTTACTATGCGTACACACGGACAAGAATATGTCAAAGAAGTTTTATATCGTGATGATAAAATTATTGTGCACATAGGTAAAGATGGTTTCGATGCTACAAGGTTCTTCATGTTTACAAAGGAAACTGCTAAAGAGGTAGTAGACGTGTTGAATAAATTTATTGGAGGAAAATGATGGATTATTCACATATCGACATTGATTCCCTCCCAGAACATATTAAGTGGGAAGTAATCGATTTACTGGAAATGAGAGAAAAGGCAATCAAGTATAATCGTATTGATAACTTCGACCCTTATAAGTTCCAAAAAGAATTTTATGCAGCAAGTGCAAAATATAAAAGGCGCTTCCTCTGTGCGGCAAACCGTGTAGGTAAATCGTACTCTGAAGCTGTAGAAGTGTATTACCACTTGTCAGGACTTTACCCCGAATGGTGGGAAGGTCACAGATTTAACTATCCAATCCTTTGCTGGGCTGTTGGTATTACGGGTGACTCAACGCGAAAGGTTCTTCAAAAAGAATTGTTTGGCACTCCTATGGGCAAAGACAAAGAAGCGATTGGTACAGGTGCTATTCCACGTGACCTGATTGATATTGAAACGATTGAGAAAGATGGTAACATTGTCAAGATTGCAAAGGTTAAACACCATGATGCAAATGGCGATTTTGATGGTTGGTCTACTCTTGAATTCCGTTCAACTCAACAGGGTGAACACGTACTGATGGGTGCGACAGTCGATTATATCTGGCTGGACGAAGAAGACCCATTCAAATCAATGGAGATTTACGCTCAGTGTGTAACTCGTACTGCAACGACTGGTGGCTTGATTACAATCACAGCAACACCTGAAAATGGTTTAACAAAACTAGTTGACCTGTTTATGAAAGATAATTCAGGTTATTTATATTTCCAAAATGCTACTTGGGATGATGCACCGCACTTAGATGAAGAAACGAAAGCGGAACTGTTAGCGTCTATTCCAGCATGGCAGCATGAAATGCGTAGTCGAGGTATTCCAATGATGGGTGAAGGTTTGGTTTATGATATCTCTGAACGTGACATTGTTATTGACCCGATTGAGATTCCTTCTCATTGGCGTCGTCTTGTCGCAATTGATATCGGTATCAGTCACGATACAGCAGCAGTTTGGTCAGCATATGATGCTGCAACTGATACAATTTATATTTATGATTGCTACCACGCAGCAGCAGGTGTTCCTGCAATGCATGCAACTGCAATCAATGCAAGAGGAAATTGGATTCCTGTAATCCTTCCACATGACGCTGATAACACCGAGCGTGGCTCTGGTCGTTCTGTGGCTTCATATTATTCGGAAGCAGGTGTAAACGTTATGCCTGAAACATTCTACAATCCAATTGACTGGACAGGTAAGAAGAACAATTTCGTTGAGCCGGGAATCATTGAGATGCTACAACGAATGAAGACAGGTCGATTAAAGGTGTTTAGTACATGTGGTCGATTCTTTGAAGAAATGCGCCGATACCACAGAAAAGATGGGAAAATTGTCAAAGAGTTCGACGATACAATGGACGCCGCACGATATTCAGCGCTCTCAGTAATTGGACGTGGTGTTAGTGCAGGAGAGGCAAGTGCAGGTTACAACTCTGCATATAAAGACAACTGGAATTACAATTATTAAGGAGTATTGAATGTCAACTGATAACGTTATTACTGGTAACGTGGAACTGGACGACGATACTTTGATGGAACTCCAATCCCAACTCGGTACTTATTATAACCACGCAATCGGTTATCATGAAGGTGAGTTGGGTGTCAAGGCTCGTATGGCATGGGAATACTATTATGGTAACCTGCCTGAGCCTGTGACTCGTGGTTCATCTAAGTGGGTTGACCGTTCTGTGTGGGAATCAGTTAATGGTACGCTACAAGAGCTTGTTAGTGTGTTTACGTCCAGCGAGAATGCTGTTAAGTTCGCACCTGCTCACTCTCTTGATGGTAATGCTGCTATGGCTGCGACCAAGATGGTAAATAAAATTCTGTTACGTGATAATGAAGGTTACAACGTACTGCATGATGCTTTTAAAGAGTGTCTTGTTGCTCGTAACTCATTCATCAAGCGTTACTGGAAAACTGACGTTAAGACTTACACTGAAACCTTTGATGATTTAACTAAAGATGAACTCGACATTCTGCTTGAGAACATCCAAGGTGACATTATCGAATTCTCAGCGGAAGAAGTTAAGGCTGTTAAGATTGATAAAGATGGTGATAAGAAACCATTTAACCCAATGGAAGATATTCAAGGGCTGGATAACTTTAATGACCGTCCTGAAGAAAAAGAAGAAAGCAAAACTCCTCCGGGTCCAAACAATCAGCCAACTAAGAACCAACCACCAATGCAAGCTGGTACTCCTCAAGGTGAGAACATGGCTGATAGTTCACCTATCGACCTAGAAGCTCCTGAGAGCGATTCTAAGCCGTCTAAACCTGCGGGTAAGGGAATCATCCCAACTAACCTGAAGAAAGGCGCTATTGAAGCCCCAGAGGCCTCAGAATCGAAAGATGAGGACGAACCTAAGTATTATGGTTATGTTACTTATGAAGTTACTTCCGAAGGTGTTAAAGTTGAATACGTTCCGTTTGAAGAAGTAATTATCGAACCAACTGCTCGTTCACTGAATGATGCAAACTATGTAGGCCATCGTACTCGTCGTACCAAAGACGAACTGATTCAGATGGGCTTCAATATGGATTTGGTTGAAGAACTGAACCCAGCATCCTCTGATATCGAAGCAGGTGTTATTGCTAACGTTCGTGTTAATAACCTGAACCCATTGAACGTTTCCGATGTTCTATCTGTTGGTGACCCGAAAGCTGATAAGCTGTGGTTGCACGAGAACTATCTGAAAACCTCTCTGGTTAATGGTCGTATGGAAATCCTTCAGGTGTTCACTGTGAACGCTCAGATTCTTGAAGTAAACCGTGTAAACGAATTCCCATTTGAAACAATGACTCCATTCCCAATTCCGGGTTCTATTTGGGGTGAATCGGTATTCGACATTACCAAAGACATTCAAGACCTGAACACAACTTTGATTCGTGGTATGATTGATAACATCATGAATGCTAACTTCCGTCGTTACACAGCAATCAAGGGTCAGTATGACCGTGAATCTCTGCTGAACAATCGACCGGGTGCAGTAATCGAAGTTATGTCTCAAGGTGCTGTTGACCCATTCCCATATCACCAACTGCCACAAGGCATTGATGGTCTGTTGGAATATATCAACTCCAAGAAAGAAGAACGTACTGGTGTTTCCAAGGTTGGTCAAGGCTTAGACCCTAACGTGTTTAAGAATGATAACGCTCAGGGCACTGTACAGATGGTAATGAGTGCTGCTCAGAACCGTTTACGTATGGTCGCTCGTAATATCGCACAACGTGGTATGATGAGTCTGATGGGTGCTATCTACAATCTTGTACGTCAAAATGGTAAGAAAGAAATTACTGTTGAGACTGCAAATGGTATTGTTTCTCTCGACCCTCGTAAGCTTCCTGCACGAAATGAGCTAATTGTATCTGTAGCGGTTGGTGATGGCGAACGTAAAGAACGTGCCGCAGCATTGCAATCTTTGATGATGGCTATGCAGAATCCACAAATGCAACAGTTCATGCAGCCGCAGAATGCTTATTACATGGCTTCTCAAATGTTTGAGAGCATGGGTATCTTTGATACTGAAAACTATATCACTCCTCTGGACAAACTGCCACCTCCTCAGCCTGACCCGATGCAGGAACTGACGATTCAGCAGATGCAAGAGCAGATTAAACAGATTGGTGTTCAGACTCAGAAACTCATTAGCGATGTAACTAACGAAACTCGTAAATCTGAATTCGAACAGCAGAAAGCCGCTGATGAAATGCAGATGAAACTTCAAGAGTCTCGCTCTCTCCAAGCGATGAACGCAGATAAAATGTCTATCTACGAACGTCAACTTGCTCTGGAAGAACGTAAGATTGAACTTGAAGCTCAGAAGCTTGAACTCAAGCGTCAAGAGATGTTACTCGAAGCACAGATTGAAGCCCGTCAAGACCGTCCGGTTGCGATTGGCTCAACAGGTGGGAGACGATAAATGGAAACGTCTGTGAGGCTAGATGCTATCACAAAAGTAAAACTACTGATGGAGGGTGGGACTTTGTCCCTCCTTCTTGATGATATGAAACAACAAACTGCCCTGAGTATAGTTCATACGTCCTTCGACCAAAAGGCTGAGAGGGAAGAACTATACATGCTAACTAAAGCTATAGATGGTTTACAGGTTAAGCTTCAGGAGTATGTAAACACTTATGAAAAAATTCAGGAGAATGACTAATGGCTGAAATTACTAATGAAAACTCAATGATTATCGACGACATGGACAACTTTGACTTCCTGAGTTTGGAAGACGACAATGCAATCGTTCCTGATAATCTAAATGGTTATGAGACAGAACAAACTGGCAAAGACCTCATGACTAAAGAGGAATTAGAAGAAGCAGGTGAAGAAGTAGAGGAAGATGAACTTCCAGAAGAAGATGATGAATCTGAAGAGAATGAAGAAGCTGAAGAAGCTGAGGAATCTGAAGAAGAGTCTGAAGAGTCTGATGAAGAGGAAGTTGACTTTGAATCTTACGAAGTAACCCTGCCTAGTGGCGAGACAGTCGTTCTCAGTGAAGCAATCAAAGGTTACAAAGATGCTCAGGCACTTGAAGCTGAACGTGCTGAGTTTGAAACTGTACGTGAAAAGTTTGCTGCACAATCCCAAGGTGTTACCAAATATCTGGAACTGGCTAAACTTGAAGCTGACCGCGTTATTGAAGATTATGAAGACTTCGATTGGGCTGCTTATAAGAAAGACGACCCGGTAGGTTATGTTGAGAACCGCGAATTCCTTGACCGTTACAAACAGCGTCGTGATGAAATCACTGCTGCAATGGATGAAGTTGCTGCTGAACGTGAACGTAAAGAACAAGAAGAATTCCAAGAGAAAGCTCGTGAAGCAGGTGTTGTACTTGCTCGTGACATTCCCGGTTGGAATAATGACCTGTACCAGCAGTTGATGATGTTCGCTGTAGAGAATGGTGCTGATGCAAATGAGATTGCACAGACTGTTGACCCGACCATTTTCAAAGTTCTGTACAAAGCAATGCAGTATGAGAAAGGCAAGCAGGTAGTGAAAGCTAAGGTTAAGAAAGTTGGCTCTCCTAAGAAAGTTGCTAAATCTGGTTCTAAACCAACTCAGACTGTTGATGCTAAAGGCGCAACGAAGAAAGCTCTGATTAAGAAAATTGAGTCTGGTACTATCACAGATTCAGAACTGAGCAACAGCTTCGCGTTCTTAGAAGACTAATTATAAGAAATTTGTACCTATTTTGTAATACATTTATGAGATAGGTACTATTTCAATATGTTAACACAACAAGGTTTGTCTTGTGTGTTCTAAATGAGCCGCAAGGCAAGTATAAAATAGCAAAGAGGAGAATTCTCTAATGGCTACTCTCGTTTCGTATGACCTGAATGGTAAGAAACTTTCTTTTGCCAACTGGATTTCCAACCTGTCTCCGACCGATACTCCATTCGTGTCTATGACTGGCAAAGAAGCAATTAATCAGACTCTGTTCCAATGGCAGACTGATGCACTGGCACCTGTTGCCGACCCGAGCGATGCACAGAAGCGCAACGCAGTTATTGAAGGTTCTGCTGCTGTTGATGGCGAACGTGCTTCTACCACTGTAATTAACAACGTAACTCAGATTCTGCGTAAAGTTGTTAAAGTTTCTGACACTGCTAACGTTCTGGCGAACTATGGTCGTGGTAAAGAACTTCAGTATCAGATGGAAAAAGCTGGTAAAGAAATCAAGCGTGACTTGGAAGTTGCACTTCTGCGTAACGGCGCTAAAGTAGATGGCTCTGCCACTGTTGCTCGCCAGACTGCTGGTTTCTCTGCTCTGGTTGCTGCCAAAAATGCTGCTGACCCGGATACTGGTGCTATCGTTCACTTTGAAACCGCTGCTGCTGCTCTGACTGAAGCAGAAATCTTCAAAGTAACCTACAACCTGTACCTGTCTGGCTCCGAAGCCAACATTATCATGTTCCACCCGAAACATGCTGCTTTCTTCAGTTCTCTGATGGAAACCAGTGGTGTTACTAACGGTCAGCGCATGAAGATGTTTGATGGTCAGGACACTCGCCTGAACGTTTACGTTTCTAGCATCGTTGACCCGCTGGGTTGCCAGTACAAACTGGTTCCTAACCGTTGGATGCCTGAGAACGCAGTATACTTCTTCACTCCAAGCGATTGGACTCAGATGGTTCTGCGCGCACCAGAGCGTACCAAACTGGCGAAAGATGGTTCCTATGAAAAATGGATGATTGAGATGGAAGTTGGTCTGCGTCACCGCAACCCATACGCTTCCGGCATTCTGGAAGTTAAAGCAGGTGCATAATCTCAACACCGTTGAGTAATGATTAAGGGAGGAGGATTATTCCTCTTCCCTTTTGTGTTTATAGGAAAGGAGAAACATAAATGGCAACTTTAGTTTCATATGACCTCAATGGTAAGAAACTCTCGTTTGCGAATTGGATTTCTAACCTGTCCCCAACTGACACCCCGTTTGTTAGTATGACCGGCAAAGAACCCATTGCACAAACACTTTTCCAGTGGCAGACCGACTCCCTCGATGCTGCTGCTCTTCCGGGCACTGATACCGCTAACGCCGTTGTTGAAGGTTCTACCGCAGCAGATGGTCAGTTAGGTTCAACCCAAACTCTGAATAACTACACTCAAATCCTCCGCAAAGTTCTGAAAGTATCTGACACTGCAAACGCTCTTGCCAATTATGGTCGTGGTCGTGAACTGCAATACCAGATGGAGAAGGCAGGTAAAGAGATTAAACGTGACCTCGAAGCAACCTTCCTGTCTGCACAGGCTAAAGATGCTGGTAGTGCTACAACCCCACGGCTGACTGGTGGTTTTGAATCTTTGGTTGCTGCTATTGATGAGCCAGATGAAGACACTGGTGCTGTTGTTCACAAAGGTATTGCTGGTGATGAACCTGTTGAATCCGATATCTGGGGTCTGACATATAATCTGTACTTATCTGGTTCACATGCAGATATTATCATGTTCCATCCAAAGCATGCATCCTTCTTCAGCTCACTCATGGAAGTTGGTGTAGGTGAACGTGTTAAGATGTTTGACGGTGCTGATACCAAACTCAACACTTATGTCACTGAAGTAATCGACCCCCTGGGTCAGCGCTATTGCCTGTGTCCAAATCGTTGGATGCCAGAAGATGCGATTTATTTCTTCCGTGCAAAAGATTGGACCCAGATGGTGCTTCGTGCTCCAGAGCGTGTCAAGCTCGCTAAGGATGGCAGCTACGAGAAGTGGATGATTGAAATGGAAGTAGGTTTACGCCATGCTAACCCATTTGCATCTGGTATCCTGAAGATGGGTG